GTAGTTTAACTGCAACCCGTAATGTCATTGCTCCAGCATCAGCAAGTAAAGTCTATATTATTAAGAACTCCACAACTGGAGGACAAAGTATCCAGATTAAATACGCTACAGGTACAGGAGTAACAATTAATAATGGTTTAACTGCTATTGTTTATGGAGATGGTACAAACTTTAATATTGCTGTTAACGTCAATAACATTACAGGTAATTTAGCCGTATCTGGAAATACAACAATTGGTGGCACTTTAGCGGTTTCTGGGGCGCAAACTAACTCAAGCACGATATCGGCTACGCAAGTAACAAGCACAATAGCAACAGGAACAGCGCCGTTTGTTGTGTCTTCAACTACTCCAGTAACAAATTTAAATATTGGTGGAAACGCTGTTACGGCAACAACCGCAAACGCTTTAAACGCTTCAAACTCTTATAGCGTAGTAAACTTAACCGCATCAGGAACTATCGGGGCAAGTGGGAACGTATACGCTTATTCTGATGAAAGATTAAAAACAGATATACAAACCATACCCAATGCACTAGATACAGTAGCCTCCTTACGTGGTGTAGCATTTATAAAAGATGATAAAGCAAACATAGGTGTTATTGCCCAAGAGGTACAAAAAGTATTGCCTCAAGTTGTTATGTTAAATGATGACGGCTATTTATCTGTTGCATATGGGAACATAGTTGGTTTGTTAATTGAAGCAGTTAAAGAACTTAAAGCTGAAGTAGAAACATTAAAGGCTAAGTAATGACTATACCGTCTTCAGGTACGATTTATTTAACTACCATTCAGGGTGAGTTTGGTGGCGGTAATCCTATTTATTTAAGTAACTATTATCGTGGGGGTCCTTATGTTAGCACTAACGACTATGCACCTAACGTGCCTACTGGCGGGACTATTTATTTAAGTAATTTTTATGGGGCAAAAAAGAATACATATAATTCTCAATATTTTTATGGAACCCAATATTTTACAGTCCCATATACATCAAATGGCATACTTAACGTCTACTTAATCGGCGGCGGCGGTGGAGGAGGTATGCATAGTGATTATTGGGGTGGTTCTGGTGCTAGTGGAGGTTATGGAGGCTATGCTTCACAAACAGTAGGTGTAACTCCCGGAGGTACATATTATATTGAAGTTGGTGGTGGCGGAGGTGCTGGTTATTATGGTTATGGATATAAAGACAATTATTTTGCAGATGGATATCCCGGTGGTGGTGGGGGTCAATCTAGTGCTTTTGGCGTAGTTGGAGGCGGTGGTGGTGGCGGTGCTGGCGGAACATTATATCAAAATGGTCCTAGTGGTGGTGGACCATATGGCGGTGCTGGCGGTGCTTGGGAAGGTGGAGTTGGTGGCACTGGCGGCGGAACAGGAAATTATATAGGTGGAAGTTTGGGTGGTTACGGCGCTAATGGTACAGGCGGTGGATATAGTCACGATAATAGTGGAATAGCTTATCCTAATTCTCCCGGTCCCGCTTATGCCAATGGTACCCAAGGTTTAGTTTTAATTCAAGGGTGGTGGTAATGAGTACATTTGCAGTTGTTGAAAATACTGTCGTTATAAACATTGTGGTTGCGGACGCTTCTTTAGCTGATACTTGGATTGAAGTTACAGAATCTACTAAAAACCCAATTATTGGCGGCACTTACGATGCAGAACACAATGTATTTATACCAAAACAACCTTACCCATCTTGGACATTTAATTACACAGAGTATAAGTGGGAAGCTCCTGTGCCTTATCCAGACCCAGCAGTAAAATATACATGGAACGAATCAACATTAACATGGGATAAATTATGAGTTGGCTAGAACAAGTAGCACCTACAATAGCAACGGCTTTGGGCGGTCCTTTAGCTGGCTTGGCTGTCACGGCGATTTCCAAGGCAATTGGCGTTTCTGAAGATGATGTGGAAAAAACCATGAACGCTGGCAAGATGTCTGCCGACCAGATTGTACAACTCAAACTTGCTGAAATAGAATTTCAAAAACAATCACAAGAACTAGGTTTAAACTTTGAAAAGCTTGCGGTTGATGACCGTGCCTCTGCTAGGAGTATGCAAATTTCAACTAAGTCTTGGATTCCCGGTGCGTTGGCTATGGGGATTACATTTGGGTTCTTTGGTATTCTTATTTATATGATGGTTTATTCGGTTGCACCATCTAATGAGCTTCTTGTCATGTTAGGTTCGCTTGGAACGGCGTGGACTGGGGTCGTTGGTTATTATTTTGGTTCAACACATTCTAGTCAGTCAAAAGACCAGATGCTCTATAATTCGGTGCCGTCAAATGCAAAATAACTTTGAAAAATCATTAGCTCTTGTACTTAAATCTGAAGGTGGTTTTACTACAGACGTAAGAGACCCCGGTAACAGATTACCTGACGGTAGAGAAGGCTCAACAAACCTCGGCGTGACACAAGCAAATTGGGAAGCTTTTGTAGGACATCCAGTATCTTGGAATGATATGCGGGCATTAAACCCTACTACAGTAGCTCCGTTCTATAAGCGTAAATACTGGGACTTGGTACGTGGGGATGACCTACCTATGGGTTTAGATTATTTAATGTTTGATTTTGCCGTCAATGCAGGTCCGGGTATGGCTATTAAGACCATACAAAAAGCTGTAGGTGTAAACCCTGATGGTGCGTTAGGTCCTTTAACATTATCAGCTATTCGTGCGATACCAGTTGCACAACTTATTGAGCGTTTTTCAGATGCTAAAGAAGCTTTTTATAAAGGGCTTAAACAGTTTCCAATCTATGGTAAAGGGTGGCTCAGTCGAGTTGCTCAGGTAGAAGTAAACGCTACACATATGGTGGCATAATGCCATTACAAAAACTGCAATTTCGTCCGGGAATAAATCGTGAAGGCACAACACTTGCTAACGAAGGCGGGTGGTATGCTGGGGATAAAATTCGGTTTCGTTCTGGTCAGGTTGAGAAAATTGGTGGTTGGACACTAGACCCCGGAACAGTAAGTACAGGTAATAGCTATGTAGGCGTTGCTCGTGCTTTAAAGAACTGGATAGGTTTAAATGGTTATAACTACTTAGGCATTGGTACAAATCAAAAGTACTACGTACAACAAGGTAACGGCGGTGTAATATATGACATAACCCCAATACGTGCTACATCTTCTGCTGGTGCGGCGACCTTTGCGGCAACTAACGGTTCTTCGGTTATTACAGTTACTCAGGCTGGACATAATGCTCAAACAGGCGATTGGGTCACGTTTACAAGTGCGTCTTCTCTAGGTGGTAATGTTACTGCGGCGGTTTTAAACAAAGCTGGTGGCTACCAAATAACCTATATATCTTCTACACAATATTCAATCACAGTTGCAGTTACAGCAAATTCTAGTGACACAGGAACAGGTGGGGGTTCCACCATAGCAACGTATCAAATCACTTCAGGTAATGCCATATATACACAGAACGTAGGTTGGGGTGCGGGTGGTTGGGGTGGTGTAACTACAGGATATGCTTCTACTGGATGGGGTTCTTCTGCTCCCGCTGGTTTAGGTATAGGCTCACAACTTCGTTTATGGAGTCAAAGTAACTACGGGCAGAACCTAGTATTTAATCCAAGGGGTGGTCCAATTTATTATTGGGTAGTAGATACAAACCCTAACACGTATAACGTAGCACAAGTATTGTCTAGAACAAATACAAATACACAAGGTGGCACTCAATACTGGTATACGGATGCTGGAGTTGCTGCTTGTCCTACTATTTGTAATTTTGTAATGGTGTCAGATGCAAGTCGTTTTGTAATTGCTTTTGGTACAGATACATATGGAAACGGCACTCAAAATCCGATGCTTGTAAGCTGGTCAGACCAACAAAACATTACCACATGGTATCCACAAATTACTAACCAAGCTGGTAACTACACACTCAGTAAAGGCTCACAGATTGTTTCAGCAGTACAAACCCGTCAAGAGATTGTTATATTTACTGATATCGCCATTTACTCTATGCAGTATTTAGGTGCTCCGTATGTATGGGGATTTAATATCCTTGCTGATAATATTTCTATTATGGGTCCTAACGTGGCGGTTGCAGTTAATAACGTGACTTACTGGATGGGTACGGATAAGTTCTTCATGTATTCTGGACAAGTACAAACCCTGCCATGTACGCTTAGAGAATATGTATATCAAGACATAAATATAACACAATCATATCAATTCTTTGCGGGCATTAACGAGGGGTATAATGAAATCTGGTGGTTCTACTGTTCCGCCGCATCAAACGTGATTGATAAGTATGTTGTTTATAACCATTTAGAACAGACTTGGTATTATGGCAGTATGACACGTACAGCATGGGCTGATACACCGCTTAGAGGCTTTCCAACGGCGGCTGGCTTTGCTCCTGTAACCACAACTGCACAGGCGGTAGGTTTGACAGACTCTACAATTTATATTGCAAATAAAGGCAATTTTCCAACTGCTGGTGTTGTAGAGATAGATGCCGAACGTATTATTTATACAGGCTCAACAAGCACAACATTAACAGGATGCTCTAGAGGTGCTTATGGTACAACGGCTTCTACACATCCAGCCGGGGTTGTTGTTACTGATATTGGTGTAGTAAGTCCGGGAATTATATACCACGAGAACGGCGTTGATAACGGCACTGCAAACCCTCCTGTACCTATTGATGCTTATGTGCAGTCTTCTGACTTTGACATTGGTGACGGGCATAACTTTGGTTTTGTATGGAGAATTATTCCTGACATTAGTTTTAACGGCTCAACAAGCTCCGCTCCTAAAGTAACATTTACTGCATTGCCTAGACAAAACCCCGGTTCAAACTACGGCTCATCTGACTTACCAACAGTAACAAGTGCTCAGTCTTTTGTAGGACAAAGTACATATGATGTACAGCAATTTACCCAGTATGCCTATTGTAGAGTACGTGGTCGTCAAATGGCTTTAGTAGTGTCATCAGGAGATACAGGAGTTCAGTGGCAGTTAGGCGTGCCAAGAATAGATATTAGACCAGACGGAAGAAGATAATGACTACAAAAAATTTAATTATCTCAAGCACCAAAAACCCAAGGCTACCAACGCCGCCGCTTGAGTACAACAAGTTATTTATGGACCAATTTTTAAAAGACTTAGGTTTATATTTTAATCAGTTAGATAATTTTACTAGTGCCGTTGCAAACCCAGCAAGCGGGACAACAGCAGATAGACCTGTAAATATTGGTGCAGTTCGCGTGCCAGTAGGGTTTATGTATTTTGATACAACGTTAAATTACCCAGTATGGTGGAATGGAACTGTATGGAAAAACGCTAGTGGAACTACGGTTTAATATGTTAAAATCACAATAATTGTAAGGAGATATTATGTCAGGTGGCTCGGTAACCGGTAACCAACTATTAGATACAGGCTTAATGATTGCCGCTGGGGTAGCCGCTCCTGAACTTGCTTTGGCTGTAGCTCCTGAAATGATGGCAACCGCCGGTGGCGCTGCTTTAGCTACGGGTATTGCTGGCGCTGGTACAAGCGCTTTGGCTGCGGGAATTACTGGACATGATGTTGGAAAAGCCGCATTAATGGGTGGTATTGGTGGTGGGCTTGGTGGTTATCTACAAGGCGCAGATGTAGCAAAAGATGTGGCAAGTGCTGGTGTAAATGCAAATCCAACCACAATAGCGCCTACTGATGGCGGCATGATTATGCCAAATGGTCCTGCATATACTAGTTCAAATCCTTTTGTTTCAAGTGGTCAATCACCTATGCCAACAGATGCAATGGGGTATTTACCTCCATCTGCAACGTCTACTCCTATCATGCCATCTGGCGCACCATACACAAGTTCAAATCCTTTTGTTTCAAGTGGGCAAGCATCAATGCCAGTAGACGCAGCGGGGAATCTTCCAAATAGCCCAAGTTTAGCAGATGCAAGTAGAAGCTCATGGAATGCCGCAGGTAAGGGAGCGGGTACATGGAGTGGAATGTCTAACTTAGGTCAAGCGCAAACAATTGGTGCTGGTATTCTTGGGGCAAACGCTCTATTAGAACCACCAAAAGTTACAATGCCACAAAATGCTACGGGCACTGTTCCGGACGCTCTTAAATATTCATTTGATAGAAACACATATCAACCAGCAATAGCACCATACTACGGCGGAATAGCTTCTAATTATCCACAAACTCCGTATGCACAAAGACAAATGGGTTATGCTGATGGCGGTACTGTAGAGCAGATGTCCCGTGAAAACGCTACGGGCGGTAATCAGATGTTTCCTCAGTCTGGTTTAGGTGGTTTAACAGGAATGAATCGTTTCCAAAACGCCACAAACACTCCTATGGGAACCGATGTTATAGAACCGACCGATGCGGTTACTGACCCATATACAGGACAGATGAAGTTTGCAAGGGGGGGAATAGCGGCACAAACATCTCCTACAGCGGGCACATATCAAAATACAAGTTTAAATTACCCAACTGTAAAACAATACATGGAAGCAGCAACAACTCCGACAGGGTTAAAACAAGTGCAGATATTGGCTCAAAAAGAAGACATTAACGCAATAGAAGCTCTTAATCAAATGCAAGGTCAACCAGTAGATACTCCTGTTCAAGCTGCTCAAGGCGGTATTATGGGGTATGCAAAAGGTGGTGATTTAGGTTCTTACTCAGACGGCGGGCGTATGCTTAAAGGTCCCGGCGATGGTATGAGTGATGATATACCCGCTTCAATTAGTGGAAAGCAACCTGCTAGACTTGCAGATGGTGAGTTTGTGGTGCCCGCCGATGTAGTGTCTCATTTAGGCAATGGCTCTACTGATGCCGGTGCAAAACATTTATATGCGATGATGGATAAAGTAAGGTCGGCTAGAACGGGACGTAAAGCACAAGGTAAGCAGATTAAACCTGAAAAGTACATGCCAGCATGAAAGTCCAAACCGTAAGTGTAGAATATATTACACAAATTTGGTCAGCGGTTGCACCTTATATAGAACGTGCGCTACAATATACAGACGACTATAGTCTAGACCAAGTTAAGGTATTCTTAACCACAGGTGTTTGGATTTTGCTAGTTGCAGTTGATGATTTGCAACAAATTCACGGGGTGGCTACCGTAGCGTTTCATAATGGCGTTAACGATAGAACTGCAATTATTACTACATTAGGTGGTAAGCAAGTCGTTAATCAAAATATTTTTAACCAAGTATGTAGAATTGTACGGGGTATGGGCGCTACAAGGGTGCAAGTATACACTAGAGATTCAGCTACTCGGTTGTATGAGAAAGTTGGGCTTGCTAAAAAAGCCACGTTAATGGAGATTAAATTATGAGCGGCGGAAGTCAACCAGCACCAGCGGCACAGCCATCACAGCAAACAATAACATCTAATCCTATTGCAGAATGGGCACAGCCTACAGCTACGGCTTTAATTGGCTCATCAATGCAAAATGCGTTTAACATTGATAAAGAAGGCAATATATTAGGTTCTCGTGGTTTTACTCCGTTTGGTGGAGCTACTAATGCTCAAGGTCAATTTACTGGCGCTCCTATAAGTCAAGACCAATATAATCAACAATTACAAGTAGCGGGACTCGGCGTTGCAGGACCTAGTGCGTTACAACAAAAATCGTATCAAGGTGCAGAGAATCTTCAAATGCCGGGTCAGTTTGGTGCTGCTACAGGTGCTGCTGGTATGGGTACATTACAAGCGTTAAATGCTGGTAATCAATACAATCAAATGGCTACAAATCCATACGCACAACAAGCATTTATGTCGCCGTATATTCAAAATGCATTAACTCCACAACTAGAAGAAATGCAACGTCAGTATGGTATTACTGGCACACAAGAAGCTTCTAAGGCTACACAGCAAGGTGCATTTGGCGGTGGTCGTGAAGCAATTATGCAAGCTGAAAATCAACGTAATAAAAACATGGCAATGAACCAAGCAATTGGTCAAGGCTATCAGAATGCGTTTACAGCGGCTCAACAGGCTCAACAATATGGTGCTGGGTTAGGGTTACAGGGCGCTCAAGCAGGTATTCAAGGTGCAAATGCATTAGCAGGTATAGGTGGTCAACAACTCGGTGCAGAACAGG